CGATGAACACCAGGTCGCAGGTTACGGTGCTTTGGGGCTCGGAGTTTTTGGAGATCTCCCGGAAAAAGCCGTTATGGATATCCGCAAAATCAGAAGGCATGGTCATACCCAAACCAGCCGGATTGGACAGGAAGATGCCCTGCTCACCATTGAGGGGCAATCTGCTGCCGATCTCATTCTCGATGTAGAACTTTCTCAAATTGCCGCCCCCAATCGTGCATTGAATTTCAGGAACAGGTAATCGATGGTCGCCTGATCCAGAGTCTGAGGATAGATGTTGATGGTGGTCTGACCGGAAGAAGCGGATACACCGGATGCATCATTGCTGAGTGTACCCTTCACAGTGATCTCTGGTGCCAGAGAGGTATTCATATCCGCAGCCAGGTCATTGACCGCATCACTGATACCGTGACTCATGTCCAGAGTTGCCTTGACTGCTTCATCGCCATCCCGGGAGATCGCACCAGCCAAACCCTGAACCATCATCTGGCCCGCCCAATCGAAGAGGTCGGAAGGGCTGTGGATACCGAAGAAGTTGCAGATGCCATCCCAGATAGAACGAATCCAGGCGGACACCTTATTCCATAACCATCCAGCAAGGGACTGGATGCCCTGCCACAGGCCACGGACGATGTTCGCGCCCACATTGGAGATCTGCCCCATGGAAGAAGTGAATGCCTGGACGATACCCGCAATGATCTGAGGTACAGCCTGGACGATCTCAACGATCATGGAAGGCAGATTCTTAATGAGGGCTACAAAAACCTGGAAGCCGGTGGAGGCAATGAGTCCGATATTATTGATCAGTGCATTTGTAATGCCGCCAATGATCTGGGGGATCGCAGTGAGGATCGTGGTAATGATCTGGGGCAAAGCCTGGATCAGCGAAATGAGAAGCTGGATACCTGCCTCCACGATCTGAGGAATGGATGCCAGTGTAGCTGTCACCAGATTGTCGATGATCTGCGGAACGGCAGTCAGAATGGTGGTGATGATACTGGGCAGTGCCGTGATCAGAGAAGTGATCAACTGGAAGCCGGTCTGGATGATCTGGGGAATGGAGCCCAGGAAGAAGTCAATGACCGAGTTGACGATGGTGGGCAATGCAGCGATCAGCACAGGAAGCGCATCCAGCGTACCGGTGGTCAGACCGGTCATCAGCTGAAGGGCGGCATCCAGAACCAGGGGCATACTGTCGAGCAGCCCGGTGACGATGGTCACTACCGCCTCAACCGCTGCAGGGATCAGTTCCGGAAGAGCCGAGCCGAAACCGCCTACCAGAGTGGTGACCAACAGCACAGCCGCTTCCACGATAAGAGGTAGGTTATCGATCAGCGCCTGCGTTATGGTCAGGATCGCCTGTACTGCCGCCGGAGTCAGTTCCGGTAGCAGGCTCAGTAGTGTGGTCAGCACAGAAGAGAACAGGTCAGTTACCGTCTGGAGCAGCATCGGAAGAAGATCTCCCAAAGCCATGATTATGGTCGCTACCACAATGGGAAGCACATCCACGATGTTCTGAAGAACGGGAACCACATTGTCCTTAACCGACCCGAAGGTATCCACCATGTTTTGGGTCAGATTCTGCATATCTGCATCTGCATTGCCAAGACCGGCCACGAAGGAATCAATGGATGCCTTCATAAGACCGATGGAGCCGGAGATGGTTTCGGTGGCTTCTCTTTCAAAGTTGCCCGCGTACTGCTGGGTCTTTTCCAGGAAGTAAGCCATGGAGACTTCGGCCTTTTCCGCATTAGACATGGATGCCCAGGCTTTGTCGTAGCCGTTAGCCATGGCATAGGCTTCCAATGTGGTATTGTTCATGGCAACGCCCAGATTATCCATCATCGAGTAGTTGCCTTTGGCGGCACCGGTCACCGCTTCCAGAGCGGCTTCCGTTTCAATGCCCATGACGGATGCCATATCAGCTGCTCTCTGCATGGCCTGAGTGGTCATCTCAAGGGACTGCTGCTGTGTTAAGCCGCTGCCCTGAAACAAAGCACCCATCTTATTGGCGGTTGCCAGGTACTCACTCTGGGAAGTACCCATGGTGCGGTAGGCTTCCTCGGAGATGGACATCAGTTCATTGGCATAATCGCCGTAAACAGCAACAGCGCCGCCCATGTTCTGCTCCAGTTCACCGAACTGCTCAATGACTCCGGTTGCCAGCTTGATCGTAGCGGCACCGGCGGCAACAGCCACAGTACCCATGGCAGCGCCGACGCTTTTCAAAACAGAACCGAGGCCACTGAACTTCTTCTCAGAATCTTCAGCAGCCTCGGCGGCGTCTTCCAGTTCCTCGCCCATGTCATCCGCTTCCCTGGAACAATCGTCCAGTTCACGCTCCATGTCATTCAGGGCGGCTTTGGCATTATTCAGTTGGATCTGCCAGTTCTGTGTCCGGCGGTCATTTTCGCCGAAAGACTCAGAAGCATTTTGCAGAGCCTTCTGGAGCATTTCGATCTTCTGCTTCTGGGCATCGATTTGGGAAGTGAGGGTTTTCGTCCTTGCCGCCAGAGCCTCCGCAGAATTATCATTTTTACTGAACTGGGATTGTACCAGCTTCATTTCGGAGCCAAGGACTTTGAAGGACTGGTTAATATCACTCAGTGCCTTCTTAAATTCCTTCTCACCTTCAAGGCCGATTTTCAGACCAAAGGTATCAGCCACGGACTACGCACCTCCTTCCTCAGATGCCATCCGGGATGATCTCGTCAATGAAAACCTCCCGTTTGGGTTTGGTAATGCCGTTGTACTGTTTATGGCACTCCCAAAGATCCAGGAGTAAACCAAACGGCATCAGCCAGACTTCCTCCCAGGAGAGGCGTAGCTGGCTGATGCCGTAATAAAGAAGTCGGGTAAATAACTCTTCGTCACTTACCCGACTGCCGCGTTTTTTGGATCGTCCTCACTGATGATGTTGCGCTTGGTGCCCTTGTACAGGGCTTCGGTGATGGCATCCTTGTAGGAAGCCAGATCCACGGGAGAGGTCAGCAGTTCCACATCCTCCTCGGTCAGCAGCTCACGCTTGTTGTCCCGGTTTCGGAGGTTGTGGATGAGAATGGACTGGTTCGCCAGAAGGGTGATGAGCCAGACGATCTCACTGATGGCCAGTTCGAAGTTCTCGGACTTCATCAGCTTATCGCCCAGGTTTTCCAGGCCACCGTAGCGACCGGCGATCTGCTTAGTGGCTCTGGTAGTCAGAACCAGGGAATATTCCTCACCGCCAATGGTGATGATTGCAGTGCGTTCAGTATCCATAGTTCCTCCTTATCAGGCGGTATAAGCGGGTTCGTAAACATCGTTATACCAGTTGACGATGGTTTCCTCGGTGACGGAAGTATCGCCCTCCGTGACCTCTGCCTTCCAGGGATGCTTGCCCCGGGTATCGGGCTTGTTCCGGCGCAGGATGGTACCTTCAATGGTGGGAGTGGAGAAGGTAATGCTGTCACCCTTGGTAGCCATGTTCGCCGCAGGGATACCGAACTTCACACGGTACAGCCAGAAGTAGCGGTACTTGCCGTTGGACTTCTTCGCCCGGAAACCGACAGCCACAGGAGTGCCGCCGTCCTCACTTGCGGACACGATAACGCCGTTGGCGTCAATGGTAGCGCCACTGAGGTCAGATGCCACTGTGGAGCCGATATCGTCAATACCCAGCGTCAGCTTGCCGCTCTTGAATTCCTTAACGATCTCCGCAGCGCCGTCATCTGCATATAGAGTTGCTTCTGCCAGTTCCACAGAAAGGTCAGCAGACATGGCTTTTGCCAGCTGCACAGGCTTTTCATAGGTTTCTTCGCCGTTTTCCGCCTCGGTGATCTTAGCGTAGTACAGCTTATCCAGACCAATTGTTGCCATGGTCATTCCTCCATTTCATAGTAATGCGCCACATCAATGGCGTAATTGTGATAGCCGGAGTCATCGTCATGACCGACATACCGGCGCTCTGTTATGGTCATGTCCGCAGCGAGGATCGCCCGGACGAGGGTATTTTTCCATCTGGTGTAACTTCCCTTTGTGAAAAGGGAGATACGCACCTCCTGGACATCCACACCGGGATCGTTGTCTGCGTGGACATCAAAAGAATCCGAAAGCGGTGTCAGCACCAGGTATTCTGTTGGGGCAGTACCGGAAAACACACCGGTCTCCACGGCGATCCCCACATTTCCGGCAATGGTATTCAGATCCGCAAGCAGGCTCACAGCTTTTCCACCTCCGCTTCCAGAGTATCCTTCATGACCTGAATGCACTCCTTACGGGAGGCAGTCTTCGCAGGCTTTAGGAAAGGTTTGGGTGTTTGTCCATGCTTTCCGTATTCCAGAATATTGGCGATCTTGGCGTTGCTGCCGCCGTCGGAACGAGGCTCGGCAAAACCGACCTTGATATCGTGATTTCCGGAAGCGTTCACTTTAACAGGAGACAGGCCGAGAGAGCCGACCAGCTCGCCGGTGGAGCGGGAGTCATACTTGGTGCCGGTACCGACCACGGCAGCAAGATTTCCCTGGACTTTCTCCAGAACCACCTCACCACCGGCTTCCAGTACCGTTTCTGCAACGCTATCCATATTGGAGCCAAGTCGGGACAGCTTCAACAGGAAATCCTCCGGCATCTTCACATCACATTTCGCCACTGGGCTTCACCTCTTTCGCTAGGACTTCCAGATACATTCCACGGCCCTTTACATTCTCAACGCTGGTGATCTCAAAAAGATGCCCATCACACAGGATCGTCATGTCGGTCGTGACCTCTATATGGGGCATGGCACGGAAGCGGAAGAGGTCTGTGGCATCCGTAAAAGATGCCCGGTTAGACCATTTCTCACTGCCATGCCGACCCTCCCGATATGCCCGGACGGTATTCACCGTGGATAATTCCAC